CGTTTTTAAGATTGTATTTAACCTTGTTTCCCATTTTCTGTTACCTCCATTTCAAAAATGTAGAGTGTTTCATAAAGCTGTTCCGACTCTATGAACGCTTCTGTTTTGTTATAAAAAATGCCGTGCCTGTCAAGCACGGCTTCAACTTGTTCTTCCAGCACGGGGTTCTTATAGTCTGCGTATAGTTCAATATGAACTTCGTTTGCTTTAAAATACGTTTTCCCATCTGCCGCAAAATTACTGCTCGCAGGCGTAAGAAACAGGAGGAAAGGCGGATTAGGGGATTCTCCTTCAGCAAAATGATGGTATGCGAAAGGAAAACCTATCTCTCTGATAATCTTTAAAAGATTACCCATTTTTAACCGCCTCCTCTATTTCTTTTTCAAAACTTCGTACTGCTTTACTTTCAGCCTCAGCAATGTGTGCTCTAGCTTCCACGCGTCCGCCACCTCGTTTAGCATGACCGTACTCTAACAAGTGTGTAAGCTGATACTTGTTTCTAGAATGCACTACGAGAACTAGCCTGCTGCCTGTTTCGCTTAATGTTTTAACCGCCCAACTTTTCGCATACGCTCCAGTTCGTTTAGGAGCTGTCATGTTAATTTCTTCTTTTGCTGTTTTACCAGCGTTTTTTACTGCTTCTTTTACTTTCCCGATTGTAACTTTCGCGTAAGTTTTAAGCTCTCTAATAACTTCTTTAGAGAGACCGCCAATACTTACTTTGCTCACTTTTTACACCTCTTACAATGAAGTTTCAGGCTTTTCTTCTTATAATTCATGTGATCAACACCTAAAATCTCATAAACCGTATCACGGAAAACAATCCTGTAACCAAGAGATGAGACTACAGCTGTTTCTTTCGAATAGCGGATAGTAAAATCTATTTTTGACTCATCCCACACGTTTCCAGCCGAAGTCTGCTCCATTGGACTTTCAGCACTCACCGTCGCGTAACACTCGTAATATTTACTCCACTTAATCTTATGGTTACCAACATCATCAATTTCAACACTGTTTTTAAGCAGCACAATACGCTCGTTTAATAAACCTATTCTCATTTAAAACCCCGTTTTTCTAACAGTAAAAAGCATCGAACGTAAAGTAAGCATAAGCGCGTGGTGGTCGGCTTCCTCCCGATGCTCATACAAGTAGCCTGTAGCATATAAGACTGCAAGCCGATACTCGTCAAAGTTTTCACTAATCAAACTACTATCGTTTTTACGAGCTACTCCCTGACAGAGTTTTTCAGCAGAACGAATAAGGGTGTTGATAAGCTCATCATCTTCTCTACTATCCACCCTAAGATAGTTTTTTGCTTCCTCAACTGTAACTATCATCAACACCCCTCCTTAACTTTTAGCCGTCTTTTAAGCTGCTACGCTTGTTTTAACAGGCAGAATCTGCACTGCTTCTTTAAGCACGAGTTTGCCGTCTACACGCTCTTTAGCAACGAAACCTATCATGCCGTTTCCAGCGAAAAGCTCGGTAAGCTCTTTAAACGAACGTGAACCACGATCACCAATGTTGTAGTACGAGTAGTCACCAAAAGCCACCATGTTTTCAGGCGCGTAAGCAGACGTGTAAACCGGGTATCCGAGAATCCTGTTCGGCTCATCATCCTGGTATGAAGGCTGCCAAACGTACGCGCCATTATTGTCTTTAAGTTTTCGTATGCTCGCGACCGTTTTATCGTTCATAATAAAACTCGCGTTTTTACGGTATGGTCGCCTCAAAGCGTGAACAAGATCAATCAAATCATCAGTTTTAATACCGGCAGTTTCTTTAAGGAACGTACCACCGTCTTTCTTATTGAAAATACCAGTCGGTTTTCCAACACCATCCCCGTTAAGAAAAGCGTCTTCCTCAGCGTTAGCCAAAGCCATGCCGAAGGATGTGAGAAGATGATTCTCGAGGTTAAACGCATTATCATACAAGAGTTCTTCAGTAACTTTTACCGCAACGTGAAGCTTATGAGCGTCAAGCAGGATTTGAGCAAACTTGGAATCCCCAAAGTTAAGGCTTGCGCCTTCTTCAATCCAAGCCGCCGCAGGATCACTCATCGCAACATTAATCTTACGCTCGCCACTAGTAGTAATCGTGGTAGCAAGAGAGCGAATAATGTTTTCTTCTTTCAACGTTTCAATCAGACGATTATCGTACTCTTCCGGCACAAGATACCCACCGTCAGCGTCCACGCCTTCCTGCAACACGTTATCGACTCGTTTAAAATTACTTCTAAGAGCTGTAAGCATCGCCTGCTTATACTCGTCACGCGCACGCCCTTGTTTTTCAAGTTTCACACCTGTTTTCATAGGTTTCGCAACAATCGCCTCAGATGTTGGTTTTGAAAGCTCCTTATCCATTACTTCCATCTGCTCCAAGCGCTCAATTTCCATACTGTAAGCTTTCACTTTCGCTTCCATCTCATCATAGGTTTTCGCGTCTTCTTCTGAAATAAGCCCGTCCTTGTCACGTTTAGACTCAAGGAAAGCTTTCGCACCCTGCCAAGCCTTATTACGTTTCTCAACCATGTTTGAAATACTGTTCATCATATTTACCTCCAATTTTTGATTAAAAAAAGACGATCCATAAGATCGTCTGCACTAATATTGTTTGTTTCCTTACCGCTTATCCGGCAGGCTTTACATATTTTTTCCAATAACGTGTTTTGCACGCTTAATTTCGAATACAATGTTGAAACCTGCGGTATGCCAATATCAGCGGTTTCACCTCTAGTTAAAACACCGTCCGCAAACCCGAGTTCTACCGCCTTGTTAGCACCCATCCACGTTTCCGAATCCATTAAATGCGACAGTTTCACACGGTTAAGCCCTGTTTTAATCTCGTAAGCGTTAATAATGGACTCTTTGACCTCATCAAGCATTGATATTGCTTTTTCCATTTCGCCTCTGTTTCCAAAAGCAACAGTCATAGGATTATGAATCATAAGCATTGACACCGGGCTCATATAAACCTTTGTGCCAGCCATCGCAATAACCGATGCCGCCGACGCAGCAATCCCGTCAATCTTTACCGTCACACAACCCTTGTAATCCATGAGCATGTTATAGATTTGTGCCGCAGCCACACAATCGCCGCCAGGCGAGTTAATCCACACGGTAATATTCCCACTACCAGCGTTTAACTCGTCTTTAAAAAGTTGTGGTGTAATATCATCATCAAACCATGATTCTTCAGCAATCGTACCGTTAAGAAACAGTGTCCTCTCCAAAATCTCATTATTCTCACTGTTGACCTTTTGGTTTTTCCACTGCCAAAACTTCCTCATTACCTTTTTCCTCCTTTCCGCTACTGTTTGCGAACGCTCCAGCACGGTTAAGCGGGAGCATGTTACCGTTAATCAAATACAAGTCACCACCCTCACTTGAGGGAATCTTATCCAAGTTTTCTAACTGTCTAATATCGTTCGCGCTCATCCAACCGTTTTGACGAGCGGTAGCATAACCATTCATACGACTCTGATAGTCTCCTCGAAGAAGACCATCCACGTTAAACTTCACATAATAAGTTTCTTTCTCCTTATCAGTAAAAAGCCGCCTCGTAATAGACTGTTCAAACCGCGCCACCCAAGGATCCAGCGTGTATTTCACAAACTCCAGCGACTGCTGTTCAATATTAGAAAAACTCGATTTTTCTAAATCACCAACCATGTGTGGTGGGACTCTAAAAATACGAGCGATCTCGTTAATCTGAAACTTACGAGTTTCAAGAAACTGTGCTTCGTTAGGCGAAATAGAAATAGGCGTATACTTCATGCCTTCCTCTAAAATCGCTATCTTATGCGAGTTAGAACCCGAGAACCCCTTATTCCAACTATCCCTCATACCAGACGGATCTTTTACTGTACCTGGGTATTCCAGGATTCCGCTTGGTGTAGCACCGTTAGCGAAAAACGATGCACCATACTCTTCCGTAGCTATCGCCATACCGATAGCGTTTTTTGCCATCGCAATAGGCGAATAGCCAACAAGCCCGTCAAAACCAAGACCGGGAATATGAAGCACGTCAAAGGGTTTAAGTTTCACACTCGTTTCTTTACCCGCTAAAACATCACTATCATTTAACGTATACTCGTAAAAAATTTGACCACTCTCATCCCGGTCAACTCTCATACGATCAGGCATCAAAGGATAAAGCCCTAATATTTCGCCTTTACCGTTTCGAATAATCTGCGCGTAAGCATTACCCCATAACAGTAGATGCGTCATCAAGGTTTCTCTAAACACGAAGCTTGTCATTTCAAGATTCGGCTCATCATGAAGCACCTTATATAAAGGATGTTTAACAGCTTTAGCCGTACCCGTACTCGTCCGCTCATACACGTGAAGCGGCAGACTCGCCACCGCCTCAGACAAAATACGCACACACGAGTAGACAGCCGTCATCTGCATCGCCGAACGCTCATTCACCCTCTTACCGGACGAGGAAGCGCCCATTAAGAAACGATAACCGCCGCCTAACATCCTGTTTTCAGGCTTATCTCTGCTCTTAAAAATCTTACTGAAAATGTTCATGACCCTCCCTTTTACATGAATAGGATTCCTCGAGCGTCATACACGCTTTGACTGTTCGCGTTACCGCATCTGATAGCACGGTCAAGTGCCATAATGGTTGCGATAGCACCATCAATTTTCTCGGTTGATTTTTCCTTATCTGCCTTAATGTTCCCGGCAGGATCTGTCCTAATAAATATGTTGTCCATGTTCCAGCGAAGCACCGGATTCCCTGCGTGTGCGATTTTCTGCTCGAGCACAAGCTTCATAAGCTCCTTGGTAGGCGGACTCATATCCTTAAATCCCTGTCCGAACGGAACCACGGTAAACCCCATGTTTTCAAGGTTTTGCACCATTTGCACCGCGCCCCAACGGTCGAAAGCAATCTCACGAATATTGAAACGTTCACCTAAAGTTTCGATGAATTTTTCAATAAACCCATAGTGAACAACGTTTCCTTCCGTAGTCTTAATAAACCCTTGTTTTTCCCACACGTCATACGGCACGTGATCTCGTTTCACGCGCAAACTCAAGGTTTCTTCAGGCACCCAAAAATAAGGTAGGATACGAAACTTATCCGACTCATCTAAAGGCGGAAACACAAGCGAAAAAGCCGTAAGATCAGTAGTACTTGAAAGGTCAAGACCCCCATAGCAGACCCTGCCCTCGAGTTCTTCCTCATTCACCTGAAAACCGCAAGCATCCCACTTTTCCATCGGCATCCAACGAATAGACTGTTTCACCCACTGGTTAAGACGAAGCTGACGGAAAGCATTCTCTTCACCAGGATTTTGCCGAGCTGACTCGAAAGCAGCCTTAACTTTCTCCATTTGAACCGTCACCCCAAGAGAAGGATTAGCTTTCTTCCACACCTTAGGATCCGTCCAATCATCCGAATCTTTTGCACCATAAATCACTGGGTAAAAAGTTGGATCAATTTTCCTACCCTCGAGAATATCCACTGCTTTCTGATGCGTCTCATAGCAGATAGAATGCGTATCCGTACCAGCCGTGGTAATCAGAAAATACAGTGGCTGCATGCGAGCATCCCCGGAGCCTTTAGTCATCACGTCAAACAGTTTACGGTTAGGCTGCGTGTGAAGCTCATCAAACACAACACCGTGAATGTTAAAACCGTGTTTAGAGTACGCTTCAGCCGATAAAACTTGGTAGAAACTGTTAGTTGGTAGGAAAATAATACGTTTTTGCGAAGCTAAAATTTTAACCCTACGATTAAGAGCCGGACACATTCTAACCATGTCCGCCGCCACATCAAACACGATCGTTGCCTGCTGACGGTCCGCCGCACAACCATAAACTTCCGCTCGCTCCTCATTATCCCCACAGCATAAAAGCAGTGCCACTGCCGCGGCAAGCTCACTTTTACCCATTTTCTTAGGTATTTCAATATACGCGGTATTAAACTGACGGTAACCATTCGGTTTAACCACGCCAAACAAGTCCCTAATAATCTGCTCCTGCCAGTCAAGGAGCTTAAAAGGCTTACCAGCCCATGTACCTTTCGTGTGTGTTAAACATTCGATAAAACTCACGGCATAATCCGCTAAATCCTTACTATACGTTGAATCTTCTTTTTTAAACTTAGTAACCTCGTATGCTTGCAACTTAAGCTCCTCCTTTCTTTAGGCATAAAAAAAAAGACGCTTTCAGCGCCCACATCATTTCCTTATCTTTCCTACGAGAAACAGGGCCTAAAAGCCCTGCTACTTTTAACTAAACTTAAAGTTTTTAGTTTCTTGCGTCAAGGATCATTTCTAAAGCCCCGTTCGCAAGCTTGCTTGTTGGCATCATGTCCCAGCCTCTATCGTAGTTTGCGATAACCTTGTTATTGTTTTTCAAAGTAAGCTTGGAAATTCTTCCCTGGTTAATCCCATATTCGCTTGGCTCTTCAAAAACCTTCATACTGTAGCTTACAACCTGATTTTCTACTTTAAGCGTATCTTGTTCCCACATGGTTTTGCTCCTTTGTTTCTGTGTTTTTTGCTGATACTATATATCACTCTAAAAGCACAGAATAGCAAGCCGTAAACGAGAAAAAATCGCGGATAATTCCACGATTTTTCTCCAGCCTTCCAACCCTATGGCTGACTATCCCCCCTTTCTTTTAGCTTCTTGCTTGTTGAATCGCTTGATAAGCTTTTTGAATATCCTTGTCCAAGGTTTCAGCATCCGCAAACAGTTCAAACTCCGTATCGTTTAGTTTTCCTCCGCTTACCTTCCAAAGCTCCTCGTGAGCTTTACTGGCGCAGGTTTTTGCTGTTTGCGCAATGTCGAGCATGCTGATAGCCGAACTAATTTTCCCTTCTTCAGCTTTTTTGACTGCGTTTAGCGCGTAGCGTCTGCATGTTTTAACTTCGTTTGCGAGGTTTTGTAAAATTTCTTTTTTCACAGGTTTCTCCTTTGTTTCTGTGCTTTTTGCTAGTACTATATATCACTCTAAAAGAGCGCAATAGCAAGCTTTTAAGCCAAGAAACACCGGGTATTTACACGTTTTTCCCCCACCAGTTTTCGCTAATTTTTTACTCTTAAAAACCGTTAAACGTTTCTAAAATCATGCGGAAATAATCATCACCCAAAAATCATCTACCACAATCAAACACGCTTTTACAAAAACCTCGTTCTCTTGCTCTAAATTCGCAAAAATTTCTTCAACCAAAGAACCTGTAGGACAGTCTTCACTCAACACGTACGCCTGGTCTTCACTCGCATACAGCATTACGCTCACCCCCGTTTCTAAAAGCACAGGATCCTTCTAAACGGGAAAGCATAATTTTCCTGTCTTGTTTAAACTCGTCTCCTATAAACCCGAGTCTAAGAAGAAAACATCTGAAAGCATACTTATCGTTAACCGGCTCATGCTTACTATTATTTACGCGTTTAATTTCCACGCTCATTTTACAAAGACTGTTTATAAACTTCGCATAGGATGCCAAGCCTGGTTGGTTAGCCTGCTCAAACCAAGGAAAAATAAGCTTATCATCTTCTTCCTTAATATTAAGACTGTTCACTCCTAACGCTTTTTTAATAAGATCACCCTTATTATCAAGAATTTTCCTAAGCTTTACCACATCAGCCTTATCTTTAGGAAACTCAACACTAAAACATTGCGTACCATCACACGCGCAGACTGGAAGACTTATACCATAGTCAGCATCTAACATGTTTTTTAAATCATCTAAGTTCTCTTCACTACTACACGTGACCGTACCATCTTTACTAATGTTGAAAACACCTATCCTGTAAGACATACTCGGAGTTTTTAAGTAAACAGCCTTTACTCCAGTAGAATCCTCTATAGCTTTAATAAGCGGCTGCCTATCTTTTCCTTTTAACCTGTATTTTAATTCCATTTTGCCTCCTTTAGATTTTTTCGGGTACATATATAAATCACTCTAAAGAAGGTTTATAGCAAGCGTTTGCAAACTATTTTTCATATAAAATACGAGTCTTACTCGTTAGTAAATACTTCAGTAAACGAGTATTCTTTACCGCCTCTTAAAACTTTCACACTCTTATCATTTCCAACCTGCTCAATATAACGTTTCACAATCACGTCACAATATTTCTCGTCAAGCTCGATAGCGTAGCAGACTCTACCCGTCTGTTCGCAGGCTATAAGCGTGCTACCACTTCCAGCAAACGGATCTAACACAAGCGAGTTCGTCATACTCGAGTTTTTAATCGGATACGCTAAAAGAGCTATTGGTTTCATGGTTGGATGATCAGCGTTTTTCTTAGACTTTTCAAACTCCCAAACTGAAGTTTCTTTCCTACCCGCATACCACTTGTGTTTACCTTTTTTCTTCCACCCATACAAACACGGCTCATGCTGCCACTGGTAAGGGCTTCTACCCAACACCAGAGACGGTTTCTTCCAAATACAACAACCTGAAAGATAAAACCCCGCGTCCTGGAATGCTTTTCTAAAATTCAACCCCTCCGTGTCAGCATGAAACACGTAGATAGACGCATCATCTGCCATCGCCTGCTCCATGTTCACGAACGAGTTGAAAAGAAACTGGTAAAACTTATCATTCTCCATATTATCGTTTTTAATTTTCCCAGCAGCACCCTCATAGTTCACGTTATAAGGCGGATCAGTAACCACCAGATTCACTTTAGTATTCTCAAGAAGCGTCTTATATGTTTCTAACTTAGTAGCATCACCGCAAATAATACGATGCTTACCAAGCATCCACATGTCACCTGTTTTAGAAAAACACGGTTCTTCCAATTCTTTTTCAACATCAAAATCATCATCAATCACGTCTTTATCAGCATCAAAAATACTGGAAAGCTCCGCCTCGTCAAACCCGAGAAGATCAAGATTAAAATCAGCTCCTTCAAGCTCCGACAATTCAACAGCTAAAAGCTCACTGTCCCAGCCTGCGTTAAGTGAAAGCTTATTATCCGCAATAATATAAGCACGCTTTTGTGTTTCAGTTAAATGATTTTCTTTCACACACGGAACTTTTTTAAGACCCAGTTTTAATGCCGCGGCAAGCCTGCCGTGGCCTGCGAGAATCGTATTATCCTCCGCCACTAGAATTGGGGATAGAAAACCAAACTCGCGAATACTTGCCGCTATCTGAGCTACCTGCGCCTCAGAGTGAGTGCGAGCGTTTCTCACATACGGGATAAGCTCACTTACGTCAGCCAAATAATACTGCATTTCTTTTTCCATAAGCTTTCCTCCCGTTAGAAAAGACCCCAGCAAGCCAGCTTTTCAAAACCACCCACCGAGTCAATATAATCTTTCGCAATTTTCACAATCTGCGCATACGGTTTACCATCAACCATTTCATCCCCGATAGCACAAGAAAACTCAACCACCCGGCCGGTTTCCTGTGCTTTCAAAAACGCGTAAATGTTAACCGACACGTCAGCTTTCGTAAGATCTTTACCATGAAGGCCGCCGCCTGTAACAGCATCAGCCATGTCTGACCCGAGTTTTCGGTTAACCGCTCCCGTATCCACGTTGATACCACCAGTCCAGTCGCCTAAAGGATTAACAAACGCATTCGGATAGTCTTTCAATAAGTCTTCTCGTTTAGCGTGAGACTGGCAGATGATAAGCTTTTCACCATCAAGAACATACTTGCCGTCATACGGATACTTTTCATAAACCTTTCGAGCAATAGCAGAAAGCTTCTTCTGTTCGTCTGTTAATGGTACGCCTTTAAAAATCCCGTTATCGCCACAGCGAACCATACCATCCTGGTTTCGGCTTAAATGCTTATCCTGCGGCACAACCGTAATATCAATCTTTACTTTCCCAGGGCTTAAACGGTGGATAATATTTTTAATATCCTTAAACTTAAACATCACCGTGCTTTCAATACACACGGCACACTTACCATGCCCGAGCATCACTTCAACAGCAATCTTCGGATTCTCATCCAGCTTGTAAGCCAGATCAACAATTGCTCCAGCAATACGATCCGCAATCTTGTCAACATGCGACGGGTTTACTTTTTCTATCATAATTTTTCTCCTAAATGTTTTTACGTGTAATAAGCAGGCGTTCCATTAAATCGTTTTGAGGTGAAACACCATCAAACTCAGTCGAACAGTTTTCTTTCACAATCTGGAAAATCTCATTCCAAAGCCTGACCGCCTGATTCATGTAGTTAATACCAATATTGATAAAAGGCGAAGGTATCGGTTTACCCGTAGTCGGATGCTTGGAAAGAAACCCGAGTTTACTGGTTACTTCCTCACATTGAATCCAACGAGCACAGCTCATCGCATACCGTTCAATAAGAGGAGACGGGACTTTACTGCTCACACCAATGTCTTTTAGCCACTTCCACGTTTCAGCGAAAATTTCTTTAGCCTGAAGCTGAGTACCGTCTTTTTGCGTGGCGGATAAAAACTCGTGAGGCTGAGGCATTTCAGCACCTTCAAGCTCCGGAATATCAAGCACGCTTAAAGGCCTGCCACCAGGGTTTCCTTCACTCGCTTTTTCAACAACCGCTTTCTTTTTACGCCCGGCACCCACGCGTCTGCCGCCACGACCGCCGATATTATTTGATTTTGTAGGCAAACTTTTCGCCTCCTTCCCACGTGAGTTTTAACTATTAAAAAATTTTTGTGTCTGATTTTGCCTATTACCCTTTTGAATACGCTGTTTTTACGCAAAATACCCTGCGCCCGTTCCCTGGGGAATAGGTTTTTAGAGATTTTGACCGCCCCTGGGGTGGTTTTTATTTGTTATGCCAGCGATCTCCACGCTTAGCGTGAATTTTAGAGTGGCAGGATTTGCATAGAGAAATAAGATTATTCCTCTCATGCGTTCCGCCTTCAGCAATCGGTTTAATATGATGAACCTGCTCAACAGGCACAAGCACACGATTCTTAAAACAAAGCTCACAGAAAGGATGCTCTTTCACATAAGAGTCCCTAACTTTCTGCCATGCTCTGCCGTAACGCTTGTGAGCATCATAAGGACGCTCGTATTTTTCGTAGCGTCGGTTCTCTTGTTTTAAGTGTTCTTCACAAAACCTGCCGTCAGTTAGGTTCGGACAGCCTTGATAAGAACACGGTCTTTTAGGTTTTCTTGGCAAGACTTATCCTCCCTTCGGGCATGAAAAAAGCCCTTTGAGATAATCTCAAAGAGCTTTTAACAAAATCATTTACAAAACTATATCACTATTTTCCAATTACATCGTTTAATACTTTCCAGCCTTTTTCACAAAAATTTATGTTTTCATTACATATAGTTTTTCCATTTTTCTCAATGATGATACTCGCCGCAAGGATACTATCACTATCTTGCTCAATAACATCACCATTTGCGGTTTTCCACTTTACTAGAATATCACTTTTACTTAATTTACCTTCAAATGGAACAACAATCCGATTTGGTTCGTCAAACTTACTATCAGAATAGGTGTTGATAATTATTTTATCTTTTTGCTTATATACATCTATGTAGTTATAGTTAGCCCTATATGAAGCTATTTTCTCTTTACTATCAATTTGAGCATTAAATGCATTATTATCAATACGATGCAAGAATAAGGTGATAAAACAAACGATAGCCACAACTATTGAAATACAAAATATCAGCACTTTCGCTTTTTTACTTATCTTATTCATACTCCACCAAATTCTAATATCTAACTTTACCTTATCATAAAGCAGATCCTATTCTCTTTCATGCATTCTATGCATCAGCAGCAACAACCAACCCTAATGTTACTAAGAATCCCAAAATACCTGTAATTAATACTGGAACAAAAGCACAAATAGCAACTACTCCCGCTACTGCTACACCTATTTCAACAACATCTTCAGGAATTTCAGGAACCTTTATTGTAAAATCACGAAATGTAATTAAGTATTTTACAATCACCGTTATATGTTCATCAACATCATCTAATGTTGGTAATAGATTTTCTGACATTACCTCAATAGCTAACTCCACTTGATTTGGAGAAATAACTTTTCCAGTGAATGCAATATCACCCGATTTTACTGATGCTGCAATATTTGCTATAGATTTTTGAATCATGTCTCCGCCCTTCATAATTCTAATATCTTTAGCAATTTTAGAAATTTTATTTTCACATGCAGCACTTAGAGAACCATCACTATTTAGTTCTATCGAAACGTTGTAGGAATTATTAGGCACTGTCATCAATTCTGTTACTGCTTCTACCGAGGTTTGAATACTAATAGTAGGCAGTTCAGTATAACTAAGAATAATTTCTTTATTATATGAAAGACCAAAACTAGTAAGCTGATTTAGCAGATGTAGAGGCTCTACTACATCATACACAAACTGTGTTCTTGCAATATTTACTTTGTCTTTTATATTTTCCTTTTCTAGTTCGCCTTTCGTCATTTTTGTTACACTATCAAATTTTGCGATACCTTTATCTCTTCCAGAATATGCATCTTTATCAAGAGCAAAAGTCGGTCTAGATTGGAAAGAGAATTCATTAAATTGGTCGAACGCCCAATTGTTAGGAATTGCATAACCTAAATTCCCACTAAAACCAGTAGACATATCCGCTACAAACGAATATTTAGCATATCCTGCTTTGCTTACTTTTGAGCAGATTAATCTTGGGCCATATACACCAACTTGGTATTTCTTAATATTTTCACAACTGTTGAATAGTAAACTTATCTTCTTGAAATACGGTAAAATCATGCTGTCCAGCTGATATCCATAAGCATCAAAATCAACAGCAAAGTATATTGTACTACCAGAAGGAATACCAATCCTTTTTGCAGCGGAAATAGCAACCTGTGCATCAACAGTTCCCTGGTTAGGATTCGCAAAATATTCAGGATAATATCCTCCATCTTGATAAATTGGAAATACGGAAAGACCAGCGTTTTTTATGTTTTTAATTTCATCTAAAGTTAGAGCTTTAGATGTTGACTTTCCAACATACCCAGTCAAATATCTTCCAACAATCTGGTATCCTGCCGCTTTTAAATCTTTAGCTTGTTGAGCATTTAGTACCGTTGCACAGTCACATGCCTTGGCAGCTCTGTCTGGATTGCCTTTACTAGTTAACAACGACATCCACGTGTTAACATCAAGTGCTCCGCTGACTGGAAGCTTATAGTCTTTCTGGAATTTAGTGAGTTGCTCAGCAAAATCATCATCCCAATTCTCATTTTGAAGACAATCATATCTAATACAATTAAGTACAGCTTTTGCTAGCCATACCCACTTACCATAGGAAGAAGCGTTTTGCCTGCTAATAGTTTTCAAATTACCTCGTGTACCATGTCCAAAATTACCCGTGGCATCATCAGGCGAATAGCCTTCTAACGACTGTAAAATTTGGATAAGTGCGGTATTCATTTCTCGACCATACAAGCCGTCACAAGGAATGATACCTGTATAATCCTTATAGGTTCGGTTAATAGTTTGTTGAATAATCCTAATAACGTCAATACCACCGTAACGCTTTAGTAAAACGAACTGCTGCATAGAAAGAAGAGCTTTCATTACATCAATTGTGACAGTAGAATCACCACCAATGCCCATATCATTCTTCAACTCTTTAATAGCATTCCCAGTACCACCATAAAAGTTTTGTGTAATATCATTACCAGTAGAGTAACCCTTGCACCATAAAGCACCTTGAATAATCGAGTAAACATTACTTTGCGACTTATCACTATCGGATTGTTGCTTAACACCATGTGGATAACGTTGATTAAATTTACGTGTTGTACCAGCACCAAAATTATTTGCTGTTGCTGTTATACCAAGCTCAATCTGCAAAGCACGAATAAGCCCATTAATTGTATCCCAACCAGTATTCCCATCAGTAATAACTGAACCAAACCCAGGCTTATCACCATAGGTTTTGTTTAACCATT